GAAAGGTATATTGATACTGGGCCGATTCTCGGGGGAAGCGATGCGGATAACGACGCGGCTCTGAGCGAAGACCCGTTCGACCACTTCGTCCAAGTCGTAGAGGTCTGGGACCTGCAGAGTGACCGGATGCTCGTATGGAGCCCCAACTACAAGGACGGCAAGTCCTGGCTGTACGACGGCATTGAAATCGAGACCGAGAAGGGGCCCACCAAGATCGAGACCATCCCGTTTCGCACGCCTGACGACCACCCGGTCATCCCCATTGTTCCCATCTACTACTCCAGGCTGCCCGACGACCCCCTGCGTGGGTACTCGGCGCTCGCTAGGGTCTACGACCAGATTCAGGAAATCAACATCTCGCGGACGTTCCAGGCCAACGCTGTCCGTAAGGCCGCGCGTCAGTGGATTGTGGAGAAGGGCGTGTTCGACTCCGAGAGCATGGCCAAGCTGGCTCAAGGCATCGACGGCGAGTTCGTAGAGGTAGAGCTCTCACCGGGCCAGGAGATTGGCGGCTCCATCATTCCCCTGCCCCATACGCCCACGCCCCCAGAGATTCAGCGCTACATCGAGCAGGTCCAAGACGACCTGGACCGAGGCAGCGTTCTCGCGCCGTTCACCCGAGGCAACCCAGCGGGCGGCAGAGCCACAGCCACAGAGATTACAGCCCTGGCCAGCTACTCCACGTCAGAGATTGGCAGGCTTGCTCGCGAGCGAGACAGCGCCATCGAGACCATGGCCAAGGCATACATTCGAATGACTTCCCTATACTTGGATGGAGGTAACGACCTCGTCGTTCTTGACGGCAAGGCAGAGGTGTTGGCATCCCGTGATCTTGACGGGGATTTCGCTTACTTCGCGCAGGACTCTGGGTCCACACCAGTATCCGAAGCCCAGCGCAAGATAGAGTTGTTGCAGGCTGTGAATCTCCTGTCCCAACTCGGCGTCCCAGTCGATGCTTTAAGGAAGGAGGTCGTGAGGTTGCTGCAGCTTCCCGAATCGTTCCTTCCTGAGCAACCTGCCCAAGCCGTCGCCCCAGGAGGCAGCGCCCAAATGCCTCCCACCCTACCGCCAGCCGCCGAAGCTGTCCGGGACGAGCAACTCGGTCTGGCTCCTGGGGCACTTCCATCTCCTCAGCAAATCGGTAGGGTCCTGCCCTCATGATGTACGAGTACCGCTGTCCCCAGGGCCACGTCACTGAAGAGATCTTCAGCCTCAAGGACCGCGTTGACCATGTCCAATGCGACCTGTGCAATGGCATCGCGGGGAGAATCGTGTCCCTTCCCGCCGACACCAAGGCCAAGTGGGGAGACAGCCACGCCTACTTCGACCGGGGCCTGGGTTGTGAGGTCAAGAGCAGCCAGCACAAGGACAAGCTCCTCAAGGAGCGGGACCTCGTGCCCGTCTCCGACATGGGCAATGGATACGTCGAGTCCCGCATGACCAGCTCGGTCGATGAGGCCAAGGCCCACGACAAGACCGTGTCCAAATACAACGACAACGTGAAGAAGTTCGACGGCGACCAGGGACGAGCCATCGCTGAGACGTTCCCGGCCCACGAGATTCTGTAGGAGCCACCATGCCAGAGTACGCACCGCCACCCGCAGCACCGCCTGCAGCACCACCAGAAGCAGCACCCACAGAGGCGGCGCTTCCACCCGAGCTCGAGCAGGCAGCCATCCAGGCGGACGCGGCAGAAGAACAGGCGTTCAGCGCAGCGGCTCCGACCGGCGACTTCACCACCGAGGGCCTCAACGCTCTTGTGGACTCCGTCAACGAAGTGCTTCCCGTGTTCGGAACCGAGGGCGACTACCCCGTGTTCTCTGAAGACGTAGACCGCCTTCCCTCAGAGTTCGTCAAGGTACTCACGATGATCAGCCAGGCCGTCAAAGAGGCCGGCATCACAGACCTGGACTTCTCCCTTGATGAGATTACCGACGACACCGACCTCATCCGGGTGGCCGGCAGGCTGCGCAACATCGCCGAGAACCCAGAGTTTGCACGCTTTCTGCGGGCGCCAGTGGAGGGTGGGCCATCAGCCGCTGTGCCCACTAAGCCCTCTGCTGCACCCGCACCCCCAACCCCACCAGCCATGTCGGAGGGTCAGACAGACGCCCTGTTTGCCTCCCGCGCCTAACCACCCCGCAAGGGACACGGAGACTCGATGGACAATGCCCCAACCCAAGAGCAACCACAGAGTGCGGAAGCACCGGCAGAACCAGCAGCGGCACCAGAGCAGCAGGAAGCAAAGCCTGCTGAGCCTGCCGCGCCTGAAGCTGAAGCCAGCCCAGAGCGCGCCGCAGATGACTACGAAGGCAAAATAGAAGACCTCATCGAGGCAGCCAAGAAGGATGAGCTGCTCGCCTCTGAGGAAAACCACAAGGGCATTGATGTAGACGCCACGCTCAAGAGCCTGCCAGACGACGCCAAGAAGCTGATGGCAAACATGCGCAAGGACTACACGCATAAGATGCAGGCGATAGCTGAGCAGCGCAGAGACCTAGACGCACAGCGCAAAGCAATGCTCGAGTCCGATGCCTACAAGACCATCCAGCAGGCCGCAGACCAGACCGTTGGTGAGTTCGACCCCTACGACCCAGACAGCTTCGTCAAGCACATCGAGCACGCTGTAGCAAAGAAGGTCGCGGACCTCTACAAGCCAGTGCAGGAAGAGTACGAGCTCCAACAGACCCGGTCTCGTCTGCAGGCCTTTGTCTCAGAGCACCCCGACGTGAAAGAGAACGTGGCCATTCGTGACAACGTCCGCGACATGCTGATGAAGAACGAGCACATGACTCTTGAGACAGCGTACTGGGCCGTCAAAGGCAAGCACCTTCAAGAGGGCCAGGTCAAGATGGTTGAGGAGAACCAGCGCTACAAGGACGCCATGAAGGAAGCGGGCCTCAAGATCGGTGGTGGAGCCAAGGTCGGTGACCGCATTGGGCCACCCAAGGGCCTGGACGCCTACGGCATCTACAAGTGGTACGAGGCCCAAGGCGAGAAGGGTAAGCGCTGATGCCTAAGCGCAACTACAAGAGGGAGTACAAGAAGTGGGGCGCGTCCAAGAGGGCAGACCGGGCGGCTACCGGTCGGGCCCGGACAAAGGTTGGCCTGAAGAAGGGCGACCCGCGAGAGGTAGACCACAAGAAGCCCCTGTCCAAGGGCGGGAGCAACAAGCGGAGCAACCTGAGGGTGGTCTCCAGAACGACGAACCGCAAGAAAGGCAAAAAAACCACAAGACGAAAATAGTCCAAATCTTGACCAGACAATCGACTCCGACTATGGTTGGAAAGCAAGCGTTCACTCCCTCGGTGAAGGAAAAGGTGGCGCTACGGACCCTCGGGGCAACCGAAAGAGAACAACTTCACTTTCAACTTCACCCTTAGAGGTGCCCCTTGGCCATTTCCAATGACATCCTTAGCTCCACGCTACGGATCCTGCGGGACAAGGCGGCTGACCAACTCCATCGCACCACGCCCCTACTCGAGCAAATCGAGTCTCAGGGTGGCGTGATCACTGTCGATGGCGGTTCCAAGGTCAACCACCCCGTCATTCTCGCTGAACACTCCAACATCACCCAACTGACTACCGGCTACGAAGCCGTCGGACTTGGTGTCGCAGACCCCCTGCGCACTGCCGAGTTTGAGTGGGCAGACTTCTGCGCACCCATCGTCATCACCAAGAAGGAAGAGCTCTCCAACAAGGGCGAGCGAGCCATCATCCGCATTGCGGAAGCCCGGCTCAAGTCCGTCATGGGCATGCTCAAGCGCGAGTTTGAGAAGCAGGCGATTGCTGGCACCTCCACCATCCTGACCGACCTTGAGTCGTTCAACGGGCTTGATGCTGCAACGGGTTGGTTCGAGGAAGTGACTCCGTTTACGGGACCACAGGTGAACACTGTTGGTGGACTCGTAAAGTCGGATTTCGCTGCTTCCTGGCAGAACCAAGTGGCAACAGCCAGCGGTGACTTTGACGCCAATGGCTCGCAGGCAATGAGCAAACTGATGATTCAGGCCCAGACCTACGCGCCTGAAGGCAGCATGAACCTCATTCTTGCTTCTCCGCTTTCCTATGAGGAGTACAAGAACGACCTGCAGCAGAACGAGCGGTACATGTCTGCTACCGAGACTCAACTCGACAGCGGCAAGTTGGCTCTGGCCTACAACTCTGCGCTCATGTACATCGAGCCCAACCTTGGGTTCACCGGTAGCGGTGCCTCCAACAAGATGTCGATGTACTTCCTCAACACCAGCCTGCTGCACCTGTACTACGACAGCGATGCCAAGTTCCAGTTGGACGACTTCGAGAGTGTCTCGGGGTACGCCAGCCGGGCCGCAAACATCTACGTTCGTTGTCAGTTGGTGGCATCCCACCTTGCCTCGCAGGGCATTCTCATCAACGCGGAGGCCTAAACCATGGCTCAACTAAACCTACATCACGGTAAGGGTCTGGCCATTACGGTTGGCGCAAACGCAGACGTTTGGGAGTTCGTGGCCAATGGCACCGTTACTGCTGGACAAGTCGTAAAGCTGGATTCGACCCAGACTGGGGAGAAGAAGGTACAGTATGTCGCCCAAGGCACCACCGATGGCCTCGCCATTGGTGTTGCTCTTGAGACTGTCGCGACCGGCGCCACCGTTCGGGTGTGTGTTGGCGGTTACATCGAGGGCGTGAAGATCACGGGTACTGGCGGGACGGCTGGAGACAGCCTTACCACCGGGGCTTCCGGTGCTGTCGTCGTATACACCGCAGCGGCAACCGACCGGGTTGTTGCAACGGCGCTCGAAGATGAAGACACCGCTACCATTAAGCTGTACTGGTTCCGAGTCCTTTAGCATCAATTGAACGGGGGCCTCCATCCGGGGGCCCCCTTCACCATGGGGTGAGCTATGCGCCTGGCAGAGATACGTGGGCTCATCAAGTCGATCACGGACTACGATCCGAATACGACCACCTACGATGATGAACTGACCCGCATCATCAACAACGTGTATCTCGAGTTGTTTGCTGAGAAGCCCTGGAGCTTCGCCCAGAACGAAGTCGTTAAGATCGCCAGGGCTGACGACACCGCTACGAACGGGACAACGACCAACTCTACGAGAGACATCAGCACGGGCTCGTCCTTCTTCATTGATGCAATGGAAGGACAGATCATTGAGATTCAAGACGCCGAGTACGAGATAGCCAGCGTCATCACGTCTACGTCGGCAAACCTTAAGCAACTGTTCACCGGCTCCACCGTGAGCGGAACCGACACCTTCAAGGTCAAGTACCGGTACATGGACCTGCCAGTCAACTGCATCTCTGTACTGCAGATAGGCAAGCGAGACAGAACCACCACCCCATCGTCAGAGCCTGGGCGCTACACCCCGCTGACTCGCATGGAAGACGAGTGGTTCAACATCAACCTCGACGAGACCGGAACGCCCACAGACTGGATTCCTTACGACGACTTCAACGTCCAGTCACCCATCAAGCCGCCGGTGGCAGCAACAGGCGGAACCGCCGGTAGTGGCTGGCCAGCCGGCACCTACACCTTTGTCTACACCCTGAACTACGGGAACAGGTACTCGTCCCAGTCTTCAGCCGTCGTCCTTACCACCACAGAAGCGTATCCAACGCTATCGGTCACCCTGCCAGACCTCACCACGGTGTCCGGTTCAGACGCAAGTGGATTCAAGAAGCAGGCCTGGATCAAGTTCAGCCCCTACAAGGCCTACCGGAAGTTTGGCGCTGAGATTGTTGAATCAGACACCAGCGTTTCGGCCGGGGTCTATGGAGACAACTGGGAGCTTGGAGACCGGCTGAACAACAACGGTGGCTACTACCGGAGGGTTCGTCTGTACCCGCGCCCGGCCTCTGATATCTCGGTGACCATTCGGTACATCTCTGCCCCAGAGATGCTGTTCGAGGACTCGGACGCACCGGAGATGCCGGGAGCCCACCACCAGTACTTGGCGTACAAGGCGCTCGTCGATGTCTTCAGTAAGCACGACAACACCGTCCAGGCTGAGGTCTACAGGCGCAAGGCTGAGCTCGAGATACTGAAGATGGAGCAGCGCTACCTCTCAGAGATTAGCCGTCGCTGGGTCAAGGCTGGCTACGGGATTGGGTCCACCTTCCGGCCCAACCGCTTTGGCCCACTGACCACGAGCGGTTGAGATGAAAGGCAAGCGGTTTGAGCAAACCCCCCTTGGCGGCGTCTCGGAGCTAATCCCCCAGGCAGACAAGGCTGCCACCGAGATTGTGAACTTCACGGTCCACAACCAGACCTCGGGCTGGGACAACCGCATCGGGTACGAGCGCTACCTCTCCAGTACTGGTGGAACCTTTGCCCCCTTCGATTCGCTCGGGAGAATCGACTCACTGTTCATTTGGTCGCGACACCAAGGCGCTCAACAGTGGGTTGTGTTTGAGTCGGGGGGCACCCTTTACTACCTCAAGGACTATGGCTCTAGCCGCGCGATTGAGGCCTTAGATGTCCTGAGGACGACACCAACAGCTACAGAGGCGCCTGCGTCCTACGCGCCCTACGGCAGGTTCCTCTACACGGTGAACGGTAACGACAAGCCGGTGCGCTACGGAGCCTGGCCCCACGGCGGGTCCATCACCTCACCCACGGCACCCGTCTATGACGTGGGCTGGGCGTCCCTTCCGCCATCGCCAACACCCTGGGGTGTTCACACCAGGCCTGAAGACGGGGCTCAGTTCGGTGGGTCGATAGCCATCTGGGCGAGAGGCAATCAGCAAAGCTTGGCGCCCCTCTCTGGGTTTCCATTCAACCTCACCTACCGCACCCTGGACTGGGAGAGCGCCTGGAACGCCATTGGTTTGGGAGACGAGAAACCGTCGAGGAAGATGGCCGAAGACGGCACTTTTGCCGTCGCACAGATCTTCTCAAGCTACCGCTACAAGGTGAGTTTCATCAACAACGCCGGTTCTGAATCCCCCGTCTCTCAGGCCAGCGGCCTTGTTGTCTGGTCCCAGCCAGAGTCCCTCAACATTGCTCCGGGTGAGGGCGATGTAACCGTATACCACCCAGAGTTCGGAGGCAAACGCTGGATCGTTGGCCTTGAGATTCCAGCTGGTCCGGTGGGGACGATAGCCCGCAAGATTTACAGAACCAAAGACTTGGGCGATGGCACCGAGGCGGCAGAGGTCTACTACTACGTGGGTCAGGTCACCAACAACACCGAGACCTTCTACTTCGACAATCTTGGAGACAACCAGCAGATCACCCTTGCGCCTGTGGATGGCGACTCCACCATCTTCCCGGCTACGAGCGCGAGGTTCTGCTCCATCTTCAAGGACTGCCTGTTCATTGATGGGGGCTCCTCAAATGAGACCGCAGTGTTCTGGAGCAACCCCGGCTTTCCAGACACGTTTAGGGCTACCGACTACGCCGATGTCGGCACCAGAGAGGGCGGGGGCATCACCGGGTTTCACGCCCACTACAACTACCTGCTCATCCTGCGTCAGCGCTCTGTGGACTACGTCTCGGGCAACTACCCTGACTTCCGCATCTCCCCGCTAAGCCAGTCGGTTGGAACTACAGCCGCCAACGCCATCAACACCATCCCAGACCTGGGTGTCATCTTTCTGGCCAACGACGGGGTGTACGTTGTGCATGGTGGCTTCGAGGGTGGGGCCGTGGTTGAGATTAAGCGCATCTCCGACCCCATCATGAAGACCATCGAGCGGATGAACAAAGACGCTCTACCTCGTGCGGTCGCCTGCTACAGCCACAAGTGGAAGGAGTGGCATTGCTACTTCGCTGCAGACGGACACGATCGCCCCAACCTGGGCATCGTTCTGCACCTCGACAAGATGGCGTGGTCGGTGCGTGAGAACTTCCCTGTGGGAGCTCTGTCTACCACCTTCGATGGGGACATCGTGTTTGGCCATGTAGAGGGCCAGACCAGCGAGACGGGTCAGGCTGGCCTGTTTGTCATCACGGGACGCAGGACGCTCAGCAAGAAGGCAGAGGTCTCGTCGGAGGCCGGCAAGCAGCAAGGGCAGATTGTCCTCGTGGACAACGTCGCGCCCATCGCCAGATACCGGTCCAAGTGGCACGACTTTGGAGACCCCAACAAGAAGAAGAAGGTCCACTTCGTCTACCTCTACGCACTCACGGGTGGGGACAACACCATCCCCATGACCTACTTCAAGGACTACGACTACGTGGGGACGGCAGCACCAGCCGCGAGGCCACAGATGCCGGACGCCCCCGACCAGGGCATCTACGATTCCATCAAGACAGATTTAGGTCTCTGGGAAGAGGAGAGGCTCACAGAGTTTCGCTACCCCATCAGCCAGGGTTCGTGCTCCAACTTCCAGTTTGAGATTCAGACCACCAACGACGTGGTCCTCGTTGGTTACGCCCTCGAGCTCACATCCCCAGAGGGCACCAAGATTGTCCAAGGCAAGAGGGTCTGATGGCGAAGAGGTGGACAGAGCGGGAGCAGAGGTCGAAGAACCTGCCCACTGCAGACGGATTCAACCGCGAGTACGACTCCCTGCGCGGCTGGGCTAACGCTGGCGTTGACCGCACCAGCCTGCCGGTGAGCGCCATCACCCCACCGATGGTGCAGCAGAACGCTTTCTGCAAGGTCTTCGTAGAGGACGTAGAGTTCGGGGCCCCAAGTCGAGGTGGAAGTGCCGACGACCCGCAGTTCTACGGGCTGACCTACGAGAAGTACTTTGGGGGGTTTTATCCGGCAGTAGAGGTGTCCCTTGCTGGACTGCACGAGGGCATGATGCACCTCGAGTTCAAGTGCTGGGTGGCACTGCTCAAGGTCGATGACCAGATGAACCCGCAGTTCGTTGAGTTCAGGCTGAAGTACAACGGACAGACGGTATGTGAGGGTGGGCCCTGCTACATGGCTGCCACCAACTACTTCCTTGTGTGCGACTTCCCCATTGCGGGTGGAGACGGCACCGTTGCCATCGAGTATAGAGTGGCCGCGCCAATAGACTCGACACACGCCACAGCCGTTAGTTCTACCGATGTGCCCGTCATGTACTATGGGGGTGGGCAACTCCTCGCGATTGGAAGGTGGCGCTGATGTCTCGAGCGGACAGCAAGAGCGTGGAGCGTGGGACGACCATTACCACCGACGACCTGAACGAGAAGTTCAGTGACCTCGAGACGGTTACGTCTGGCAACATCGACGCGACCAACCTCCGCAACGAAGCCATTGACCAGCCCAACCTTGAGTTCAGATACGGCACGGGCGGCGACCAGGGCTACGTCCTCAAAGCCTACGGGTCGATGGACAACAACGCCTCGACCGATGCGCAGAACTATGCTTCCAACACTGGGCCGGTTCACCTTAGCCATACAGGCGCAGGTGGCGAAAACACCATGGACCTTAGCGCTTCACCGCTTGAGGTGAAATACGGCGATGTCATTCGCGTCTACTGGGACCTGGTTGTAAAGGACCAGAGCTTTGGCGACATCACCAATACCGCCATCAGTCAAACGGGGGCTTTCTGGGCAGCATGGCTACAGTGGAACGTGGGCGGCTGGACCGAGGTGCCCAACACCACAGACCTGTCTGTTTCTCGAGACGTGTCAGACTCTGCCGACACTCATGGGCTCATGATCATCCCCCACGCCTGGAGGATGTACACGGTGGCATCCGCCTCCCACCAGGGGCTGACCTTAGACAAGACCTCGTTTAGGCAGGCCTGGTACTACAAGTCGAATATCGTCAGCACTATCACCATTTCTGGGTTTCGGTTGATGATCTCCGGGGTCTACAAGTCCTACCAAGGCGGGTCTGAAAACAGCCAACTCAATCACGACACCGACTGGGACTCCGACTCGGTGGTGATTGCGCAGATCAACATGAATGCCTTACACATGGGTGGTGGGTAATGGCCTACACCCCGGCGAAGACATGGGTGGGTGGCGATGTCGTCCTCGCGACCGACGTGCAGGGCAACCTCGACGATCTGAAGAGCTACCTGTCGAAACTGGAACGCTCGGCCATGAAGAGCGACACGGCGTGGGTGGAGACCAACCACATCATGCGTGGAGACTACGAGCCCATCATCAACCGGGCCCACTTCGTGTCTGGGGTGTTCGGTGGCCACGTCCATTCCTACCCAGCTGGCATGTTCACCTACGCCAGCCAGTACAACAGTGGTGTCATCAGCACGGCCCAGAGGGCACACGTCCCACAGACCACGGTGGACATCGAGGTCCGCAGGCCCATGACCGTGTTCTTCCAGTGGTGGGCTTTCCCGTTTATCGAGGACGACCAGAACACGGCTACTGGCGGCTCTGCGAAGTTCTTCGTCTACTGGGACGACCCGATCACGGGAACGAAGGACAACACCAGGCAACAGATTACCGATGACATCAACGACTACGATTCTCAGCACAGGTCTCAGCAGAACAGGATGATGGGCGGGTTTTCCATGCGCCACATCACGACCGCTGGAACCTACGCTCTCGGCCTAAGCACCACCACCACCGATGTGGCCAAGTGCCAACTGGTGGCTTGGGGTGTGTCCTTTGAAGGCTTCTACATCTAGGAGACGACATGGCTATTGTTCCAACCCTGGCCGCCATTGGGGCCATTGCTCCCGCTGCAGGCAGACTTGCTGGTGCCACCCAACTGTTTGGGCCAGAACAGCGTGAGCGTCTTGCTGAGTTGGAAGAGCCAGGCATCACACGTACCGCCCAGGAGCAGGTCACCGGCTACGGGCAGAGTCTTCTCGCCCCCATCCTCCAGTCGCAGCAGGAGCAACAGCAGGGGTTTGCCCAGGCGCTGACACCGGCGGCTGCGGGTGGAGCCCTTGGCGCTACGGCTCGAGGCTTTCAGGGGGCAGAGCAGCGGATGGCCCGCGCCACCGAGATGCCCATGATGAAGATCGAGGAGAAGCGCAGGAAGGCTGAACTCAAAGAAGAAAAGGAACAGGACGAGCTCGATACGTACCGGCGTAGCCGCCGGCAGCAGATGCTGAAGGAAACCTTCGCCATCATCGGCGCGGCAACCAAGGCTGGCCAAGCCTTCGAGGCGTGGTCGGGCCAGCATAGGTTTTGGGGCGAAGAACAGGGCCGCATGAAGAAGTCGCTTGGTATTGATGGAGACCAAGACCTTAGCCAAAAAGATATCCAAAGCGCGGCCAAGCGGGCGGGCCTTGAAGATAGGTTCACAGCATCGACTGTGCGGTGGGCTGAGGGCGCCAAGCCGGCGGCCAGTTCGGTTCCCGCTGTCGCCACTGAATCCGAAACCGCCGCAGCCCTGCAGGCGATTGGTGGACCAGCAGTAGAGCCAGGCTTTGAGTTTGAGGCCGCAGCCCCTACGAAGGCGCGCTTTGCCCCCGGTACCGGCGATTACGTGCGGGACAACCGGTTTGGCCCACCAGAAATCATAGGCTCCAGATATGCCTTCGACTACCAGGCTGGTCCGGGCGGGAGGTCCTTTGTGAAAGACCAAATAACAGGAGACATCATCCCTGTTGACGAGGCTTATAGGCGCGTTCAAGAATCCAGGACCGGCGGTCGCAGGAGAGGTCGATGACAACCAACGCACAGAACTACCTTGGTACCTACCAGACGCTCAACATGCAGCGTGCCGCCAACGACTACACCGCTGCAGGGCGGGACTTCGAAGCCCTGTGGAAGAGCAACGAGGTTCGGGCTGGGTACATTAGCGACGAGATTAAGAGGCTGGAAGGAATAGCCTCGGTCTACAGCGGCGTGACCTCGGGAGAGCAAGCCACCAAGCGAATGGTGGAGGCGAACAAGGCTTTAGATCGGGCACAGAAGGAGCACTCAGAGCGAAGAATCGCCCTCGCAAAGGCAGAGGAGGCCTACACAGACCGCTGGGACAACCAAGCCCTTGGGACTGCACTGACACGCCTTGCGACCGAGCTTGATGACACACTTAGAGGTACCACGGCTGGCTATACGGGATGGGAGGAGAAGCTTACAAGACAGATACAGGACATGTTCGCGGACCCAGAAGTTACTCAGTACCTTGGCACGGGAAAGCTGGGCAGACAGCAGCTTCAAAACGAGGGGGTAGACTTTATTGAGCTCATCTATTCAAAGGCTCTCGCTGCTGATGCAGACATCAAGCAGGATGAGATTCGCCGCATAGTCGCAAGCTCTGGAATTTTCGCTGAGCGCGGCTTAAATTCCTGGGACCTTCTGCCAGAGAACCTGCGTAACGACAAGCGGTACGACAGGGACGCCTTTGTAACTGGGGCGGTGGGCCCCGGAGGGCTGTTCAATGCTGACGCTGCGCTCATAGCGGCTGCCCCAGACGAGCAACTTACACCCGACCAGCTTCAGATGCGGAGGGACTCCCTGGCCAGGGTGGACGCAAGGATTGCCAAGCTTCAAGGCCAGAGGCAAGCCCTTACCGAGCCCTTCACAGAGCGAGACGTTCGCCGCAGGCAGGCTGAGTATTACTACGGCATGCCCATCAGCAAGGGGCCCACCGAGATGATGATGGAGGGACTCACCGACGAGGAGAAGATTCGGTTTGAGGCGTCCGTTCGTGGTGGTGCCCTCGCAAAGAGCGGCAAGGATCTAACGAAAGACAAGAGCAGTGCCGCGACGATGGGCCAGCAGGTCTACGACATGTTTAGGAATGGCGCCATTGGAACCATTCCGGGTGCGGCAAACATCATCGGCCAGTGGGCAGACGGCGACCAAGAGTTACGCAGCAAGGCGCTCGACCACCTCTTCGCCCTTATGACCAAAGAAGAAGACGCGATGGCGTACACGCCTGGAGTCGAACCTGAAGGAGATGTTGGTATGCCCTTTGAGAAGTACCAGCAGGACCCAGGAAGATTCACTGGTATGGACCCACAGTTTCTTGAGGAGGCGGGCCTTCCGCCAGAGCCTGGGCTTGGTGGCCCATTGGCTGGTGAGATTCAGAGCGCCTACGGCATCTCGCCAACGCTGGCCAACACCATTGTGCGCGAGGCCACAGCCAGGGGGCATCACCCCTATTGGTGGGCCAACCTCATTAACGCCGAGACTGATGGTTCGTTTGACCCCACCGAGCCAAACCAGTTTGGTGACGCACACGGGTTGATCCAGTTCACAGATACAACACTTGGTGAGATGGGACTCAATAGGCAGTCTCTGCTCAGCATGACAGCAGAAGAGCAGGTCGCTTTAGCCGGCCAATACTTCGATATGTGGGACCCCGATGGGTCCAAGATTCAGAGCCAGTACGACCTGAGCATAGCGGTCTTCCAGCCCGCAGCACTGGGCCAGCCCGGCTATCGCCTGGGCAAGGCGGCAAGCGTGCGCAACCAAGGATGGGAAACAGCAGACGAGCACCCGGCATTCGTGGCTCAAAAAGCAAGGCTCGAGGCCCCCGCCCCACCACCGCAGGTGGTGGCCCCGGCTCCACAGCCACAGGTTGTCGCTGCTGCCCCGCAACCACAGGTTGTCGCCACGGTTCCACAACAACAGGTTGTCACCACGGTTCCACCACCACAGGTTATTCCGCAGGTTGGATATGGCGCCGCCGCAGGCATGACTGCCGCCCTCCAGCAACCGAGGGCTGTCTACCCTGCCGGGGCAGCCACTGGTGGTGGTGGTGGGCTACCATCGTTTTTCACCCAACCAATGCAAACCTCGGGGTCCGCCGCCGGGGCCCCACTGACCCCTACCGAGGCGCAGGTCTTTGACGAGATTCTTGAGCCAGGAACCGCGCGGATAACGCCCATGGCTGGACGGATACAAAGGTAATGACTCTGACTCCCGAGCAGCTGGAGCGTGTCGAATACTTTAGGGAGATGTACGGCTCCGAGCAGGCAGACGCAGCCAAGAACACCATGATTGTGGAGGAGCCCCCGCCCCCCGCTCGGCCGGTCTACCCCACAAAGATTGAGCGCACAGGACCAACCCCAGGCACGGCCCCAAGGGCTGGTGCCTTGCCCGAGATGGAGCTTCCATACACCCCCGAAAGGGAGAGGGAGAACCTGTACGAGCAAGCCGTCAAGCAGGAGACCCTCAACAACATGCAGTTGGGGTTTACTGACCCAGGTGCGGCAGCAGAAAAGGCCCGCCGTTCTGTAGCCAAGGCCACCGCTAAGGCAGTCGATGTCCATCAGCGCCTGCAGCCCTACGCCTCGAAGAAGAGGATTGAAGAGCTCAGCGGTCTCGAGGCTGTTCGCGAGGCGTTTAGGCCACAGGTTTTGCAGTCAGCAGAACGGGTCAAGCAGCGTAACGAGGAGGTTGTCCGCTCCAGGGCGTGGCGTGAAGAGCAGCTTGAACTGATCGACCCGCTAATCCCAGACGAATACCAAGGGGACCAGCGCGAACTGCTGAAGATGGACAAGTACCATGAGAGGCTCAAGCGCGACAAGGGGGACTGGATCGCGTCAGCAACCAGGGTCTACCGACGCAAGATTGGTGTAGACCCAGACCCAAACACCACCGACATTGAGGCCCTTGGCCAGCAACTTTGGATGGAGTGGGTCAAGGACATCGCCCCAGAGCTCTACAATGAGGAGCGCGACAACTGGCAAGCCCTAAAGGATGGCGCGTCTCCAGCCTTTAAGTGGGCGATGGAGAGCATCGTAGAGACACAGGGGGAGCGGCACGCCCCGGGCACAATCACTGAGAGCATGTTCGCTACAGGGCTGCGCGACCTCGTTGGAACCCTGCGGTTCATCGCTGACCCGGTCGCCCAGTGGGCCACTTGGGAGATGGACGAAGGTGGCAGGCCTCTTGACCCTGAAGACCGCGCATACAAGATGTGGCAGATGGCGCCCGACTGGTACAAGGACGCCCCCTATGTCGGTGGCCTGCCCCTACCCTTTCAGCCGTCTACAAGAACATGGGCAGACCAGGAACGCCCAGCGATTGAGACTGATGACATCCTGCGGGACATCGCCTACTCCATCGCTCAGGGCCGCATGATTGGTGACGATCTGATGACCCTGGACAGATACCAAGAGAGCTGGGAGAAGCTTGGATTCCCCAACGCCCCATGGTGGATTGGGCTTGGGGCAGAGATTGCCATCCCCATCTCCGCGCCGTTTAAGGTGGCCCACGCCCCACTGAAGGCAGCGGCCTCTACAGCCAGGTACACCGAGCGCCTTGCCAGGGGCACCGCTCTTGCCAACGGCGCAAGCAAGGCAGCGCGGGTGGCCGAGGCTATGGCTGACCCCATGATCATCCTCCGGGCCAAGCACGCAGATTGGGCGGCACGCAAGGTCTTGCACAACGTGCCTGGAGTGGACACGTTCGAGGGTGGGACCAACGCTCTGCAGACAGCGCGGGTTCTCGGTGACGCAGTGGCCGACACCACGGTGACTCCACAGGTGGCTCTTCGACACATCTCGGGTGGCACGGGCAGATACGTCAGCGGCAAAGAGCTTGGCCTGGTCGCCCGGTCGCCAATCGTAAAGAACGCGCTGGTAAAGGCGACCGACGACGCTGGGAACATCAGCCGGAAAACGATGGTCTACGAACTGCGTAAGCACGTAGGGAAGATGCAGTTCCTGGCTTCAACCAAAAAGCTCTCACGTCCGGTTCAACGCGCTCTTGAGATTGGGGCGACTTCCACCAAGGCCGGCGGGCCCATCACCCCCATTGGCGCTCAAGCCGGTCGCTATGCAAACGAACTGGTCAGGGTGGGCATGAAGGGCTCACCAGCAATCGACATCGAGACCCAGGCCTTATCCATGGTGGCGTCCAACTCTGTGCGTGGCGACCTGCTCGACTGGGCCCCCAGGCTCTTTGGTGAGACCGTCCTTCAGGGGCGAACCATCCTCACGAAGAAGGCGTGGGACACCATTGGCCCAGATGTCACCAAGCGGGTGGTCGGCATCCTGGAGCACGATGCGGTTGGTCCGGTTCGCGCCTTCAAGAACCCCATCGTTGTCGCCAATCACCTCGTCACCGCGCTTGGCCCAGAAGCGGTGAAGCAGTCGAAGGTCTGGACCGGCATCGTGAATGGGCTCAGGAAAGGTAAGCCCCTGCACGAGATTGACTACCACCGGGTTCATGCGGAGATTCAAGGCAGGGTCATCCGCAACATGATTAACGACTCGGTTGAGCTCCAGTGGGCAGGCCGGGCGCGGTCAGCCGCCATGGAACCACAAGGCAGGCGCATCCAAACCATGCGGACTGCCGACGAGATCATCCAGCTGGCAACACGCACTGGACTCGAGGCTGGAGAGAAGTTCGCCCCAAGGCTCAGCATGTGGGAAGGAACAAAGTCGTGGCTTGCTCGCGGCAAAACGGGCACCCGATTCAACTATGACGCAGCCCGCACGCCCGCCGTTGTGGGTGAGTTCATGGAGGCCACCAACGCCAGGCTGGTCAATGTCGTGGCAGACCTCAACGCTGACATCATTGCGAAGCAGAAGGGGTACCTTGCCAAGGGCCTCAGCAGAGAGAAGGCAGCAGAGCACGCGATACAGGACATCATTGATGACGCGGTCAAGTCTGTTGAGACGAACATCAAGGGGGCACCAAAAGACACGCAGACCTTCCTTGGGTGGAAGGACATCACTGCCAAGTTCTTTGGGAACAGCGACATTACAGACGCAGCCATCAAGCTTGCCCTTGGCCTTGACCCAAAGGCGGGGACAATCAAGGGCATAAAAAGGCTGACCCCGGATAACTTTAGGAAGTTCCTGGGTAAGCTCAGGAAGGACTCTCCGCTACTGCAGGAGGCTGGTCTGAAGACTGGGCCTTGGGCCAAAAAGATCGGAGACCCAGCAGCGAGCGACAACATCTTCGCTGCGTTTGCCGCGTTTGCTGCAGAGCAGAAAGCCCAGAAGATGGTACGCGCGGAAGTGGCAAGGCTGGTGGAGACCAACCCAGCCTTCAAGGTTCAGCTTCACCACCCTCTTGAGTACAAGAGCAAAGAAACGCTGAAGATGATCGAGAAGGAACTCAAAGGGCACATCCCTGTACGAAGCACTCCAGGTGTAGCGCCGGGGGTTCCCAATCCGGCAGTTCTCAAGGCAGACAGGCTAACCGTCTTCGATAAATTGCTTGGTGAATACGCAAAGCGGGCCAAGAAGGCAAAGCCCCCTGCAGACTTGGCCGAGAGAGTTAAGCGGGCAACAGCGCTTCGCGCACTTGTCGCCTCGGGCAAGACTCTCTCAGACGGCGCCCTAAACCAGGCGCGGCGCCTCATTAACCAAGAGGGGAAATATGGCGCGGCCCGCCCCCCCGACCTTCAGTACTTCCACTCGGCAGAGAGCGCGGCAAAGGCTGTAGTGAAGACGACTGAGGACATGGTTGCAAGCTCGGCCAACAACATCATGCGGAACATCGCCGCCCTTATGACCTCAGACCAGAGGCTACACCTGGTCAAGCAGGCCTTCGAGCGGAAGATAGCAACGAACGATCTGTATGCCGTGCCCCAAGACGTGAACCAGATGATGGGCGGGGTGGGCCAGCTGCTTGATGACGACTTCCTTAGGGGCATGCTCAAGGAGGCTGGCGTACCAAAGGAGAGCCTGGACGTTGCAGCCAAGGCGCTCAAGGACATCATGTGGAAGACCATAGCCACCGACGCAGACATCCAGGCACAGGGGTTGTTGCGGTCTTGGGGCTTCACGTCGGGCCGCAAGGTCACAGAGATTCCGGTTGGTCTTAAGCCACAGATCTTTGGGATGGAGGCCGGCAAGGACGTGGCGTTCATGCACGGTCCCGACTATGCCGATCTCGCTGGCAGACTGCAGAAGGCAGTAGCCTCTGGTGGTCTCGATGATGCCCTGCAGAGCCTGCGATACACGGGCAACGAGGAATTCGTAAGCCTCGCCTGGAGGTCGGTCCACTCTTTGGCGAACACCATGAGGCGCGTCACCATCTCTGGGATGCTCGGTGGTGTAGTCACACCCATTACCCGGTTCCACGGGCTCAACGCGTTTACGGCTCCGGCTATCGCTGCCATGACCAGCGGGTGGCGTGGTGCTGGGATGGCTCTCGGTGTAGATCTCAAGGCCAACAGCCTGCTCAACTGGGCGGCAGTGAAGTTCGGGGCGAAGGGTGACGAGGTTGTCTTCCTGTCTGACAACGGCATCAAGTGGACAAGGCGTGGGCTCGAAGACGCCATTGCCAGAAACAACGTGAAGTTCTCGCAGGTCAGCTATGAGTTTCATGACGCTGTCATCGAAGGCATCATGCGGACAGCCAAGGTCGATAAGAACCTTGCCGCCGTGGCCAAGCGAACCGAGGTGAGGAAGTGGATTGATCCGCGCAACAAGAACTTTTGGAACCAGTTTGCCGAAACGACGGACAACTACTGGAGGAAGAACATCTTCATCGGCGCGCTCAAGGAGGGCAAGTCAGAGCTTGAGGCAGCCAAGATGGCTCAGAATGTACTGCTCGACTACGGCGCGGTCCATAAAGCCGAGAAGGAAGTCGTCTCGAGGTATGTGCTCTTCTGGGCTTTCCGCAGGCAGATGTTCTCAGAGGTCATTGATGAGCTCCTGCGCGGGGGCAACAGACTGCGGCAGATGACAGCGTGGCACGCCTACCAGCACCAGCACTCACGTAGTTGGGCCTACGACAAGGACTACCACAAGAGCAGGCTGTACTCGGTGATGGGCCCCACGTTCGACCGGGTGGCACAGAGCGGGGTGTATGGCCCTGGCAACCCAGGGCTTGAGTCGTTCAACGACATTGTGAACGTCAGCATGTGGGTGATGAACTGGAGGCAGGGCATTGAGCCTACCGCTGCCGGCATGTGGGAGGGGATGAGCGAGACAATGTTTACCCCAGAGGTTCGATTCCTCCAGGAGATGATTAACTACGGGCCAGACGAGAAGGGCGCCGGCTACGTGCCGCCTCACCAAGTGGCAGCACTGATGCGGTTTGGGGCGTGGACCGACTTTACCAACTTCTTCCAAGTTGAACCGGTGGCCCTAGACCGCCGCCGTCCTGGTGATCCCACCTTCCATGGGATGCAGTTCCGGTTCAAGAACAAAAAGTCCTACAACGAGTACCTCTTGTATACCTATGCCCTGACCAGGCTTGGCATCATGCGGACTGTAGACGACATCGCCAAGACATCCATTGCTGCTGGCGCGGCACCAGAGGGCGCAGAGATGAAAGGCCTGGCAGAACCAAGCCCAATGATGCACGCTCTGAACCTGCAGACAGCCATGAACTCCTCGTCAGAGGCAAGGATAAGGCTGCGAGCCCTACAGAAAGTAGAGCGCGAACTAAGGACCATGGCTCGCGAGGCACTGCCTTGATGTTAATCTTTCCACGGAGGCTCTCATGAGTTCTAAAGATGTAATCTACCGCAGGGTGTCTGGAACCCTCACAAACGTGGGCACCAGCGAGGAGACAACCATCCAACTGCCTGTGCCTGAGGCCAGGACGTACCTGCTGCACAAGTTCCACTTCGTGCGGACTGGTGGCACTGCTGCGACCTACAGCCTGGAGCTTGGCCGGTCTGCCACCTGGACTACTGGTGACATCGACGAGCTCGTAGCCTACAGCACTGGCGTAGCGGTGGGCACCAAGGTTCACACCATCTACGCCGCGCCGGTTCCCATTCGGTCTGACAGTGATGGCAAGATCTACATGAGACCTGGCTTCAACACCGGCAGTGACAACGACGCGAAATACGCCCTCATCGTCCAACTCGTGAAGGGAGGGGCAAACTGATGGGCGTTACAAGTCCAAGCTTTTCCGGTGGTGCTGGCATTGTCACCTCTGACAAGATCGTCTCTGCAGACCTGGAGATTGATGGAACCACGATTGTGGTCGATGAGACCAACAACCGGGTTGGTGTCGGCACGGGAAGCCCAGGCGTTCAGCTTGATGTTCACGACACCACGACGAGCAGCGCCAACACTGGAGGCGCCCTGAGGCTGTCTGCCAACGATGGCGCAGCCATGGGCGACAGCCACAGACTTGGAGTCATCGAGTTCACTGGTGCTGAAGATACCAGCGGAACCCAGACAGTCGGTGCTCGCATCGAGGTGCTGACGGATGCCGCGTGGAATAACGCCGAGAATGGGGCGGCGCTGTATTTCTACACCACCGATGGCAACGCAAGCCAGACGAGCGTTCTGAAGCTCGACTCCAACAAGAAGGCCACGTTCGCTGGCAGAATCCAGGGAGAGGGATCCATCTTCCTCAAAGAGAAGGCAGACGCCGACGGAGACACGGCCGCGTATGGGCAAATTTGGGTGAACACAGCCTCGCCCAACGAGCTGTACTTCACCGACGACGCGGGCACGGATTTTCAGTTAGGCGCGGGCAGTGCTCCGACAACCCTGGTTCTCAATGTTGAGACCTCGACAGACGCAGACATCACCGTCGACT